AGTGTAGATAAATTAACAAGTTCTACTGACCCTAAATAAGGTACAGATAAATTATATCAAGATAAAGATGGAAATTATAATGAAGAAAGAACTGCTTTTCACGAAAGCATAGTACAGGATAAAATAAATCAAGGTTCTACTAATTTAGGCACTACTTATTTTTTAGGTGGCGCACCTGCAACAGGTAAAAGTTCATTAGAAAATTCAGGTCAGGTTGTATACCCACAGGGAATATTAAGAGTAGACCCTGATTCAATTAAGGAAACTTTACCTGAATATAATAAGATGACAGAAAATAGAGAATCAAAAGCTGCTTCATTAGTTCACGAAGAAAGTTCAAAGATTACAAAAGATGTAATAAATAATGCTGCAAATTTGAAAATGGATGCAGTTATTGATACAGTTGGTGATGGCTCATTTGAAAAAGTAGCAGAAAAAGCACAACAACAAAGGGATGCAGGAAAAAGAGTGGTAGCACATTATGTTACTACAGATGTTCAAACATCTTTAGATAGAGCAGCAGCAAGAGGAGAAAAAACAGGTAGAAATGTACCAACTGATTATATTAAAGATATGCATAAAGAAGTATCTTCAATATTCCCAAAATTAGCTTCAAATAATACATTTAATGAATTGCATCTTTATGATAATAACGGAAGCACACCTAGACTTATTTATAGTAAAAAAGATGGTGTTGAAACCATCTTAAATAAGAATGCATACAATAAATTTTTATTGAAGGCTAAAGGTTAGAAGGAATGTAAGGCACTTGACCATTTTTCTTCATTTCTTCTAATTGGGCAGCAATCTGTTCTTCATAAGCATTGACAGGTTTTCTACCGTTAATTAATTCAATTAACACTTTTTCTTTTTGCTCAATCTGAATTGGCTTGTTATCTACTATCATTTTTTTCATATATGTAATTTAAGGATTTTATTATAAATAGCAAAATTTATTTTGTTTATGCATACCAACTAGAATAAATACCTTCTTGACTAGCAGCATACTGACAAAAGCAACCGTGTTCTGCTTTAATGTAGTAACTAACATTCCCATTATAACTGACAGAAACAACAACTTTTTTAAGGATTGGTTCACCTTTAAATTGGTCAATGGCAGGCTTAACATTAGCACACATAAAACCTTCAGAACCTTTAACTTGATAAGAATAAATTGTTCTTATTTTAATTGATTTTTGTTTCACTTCTATAATTTGATAGAAGTCAATGTTAGTTTCGTCGTAACCCCAACTGTTGTAAAGAACCTGACCAACCTCAAAACTATGCTTCATATTTTGTTGAGCAATCTTTTTCTGCTCTTTTATCTGTTTTAAAGAATTCATATTGATTTCTACTCTTTCAATCCATTCCTTACAGAATTCAGCCATTCTTTCAGCACTTCTAAATCTGTAGTTGAATAAAGGCTTAGGGAATCTTGCTTTACTAACTTTCTTAGTACAGTACCCTACAAACATTGGTTCTTCTTTTACAGAAAGATGGAAACCCAAACTTTCATACTTTTCAATTAGATTTTTCATAGTTTATATTTATTTGATTAATAATTGGATTATAATGCTAAAAAAGGCTGCTCCTAAAAAATAAAGGAACAATTTGATTTCTAATGGGGGAGGTAAAATTTTGTGGCTCATAATAGTGGTTTTTATTGGTTATCTCTCAATCACATAACAAATATACACAGCTTATGTACACGTTCCAAACATTGGTACACTTTTTTTTAAAAAATGTGATGAACGGTAAATAATAAGGATAAACGGTTAAGTGATAACATTTTAACTTATTTAATATTTATATTAAAATATTTATGAATCCAAAAGAAGCATTAATGCAAATAAGAGCCTTATTTGAAGATATGCCACAAGTTGTTGAGCCTGTTGCTCCTGTTGCTGAAGTAGCACCTGAAGTTACAAAGGTGGAAATGGCTGAATATTCTTTAGTAGATGGAACGAAAGTTATGATATCTGCTTTAGAAATCGGTGGTATGGTACAAATGGCTGATGGTACTCCTGCTCCTGCAGGTGAGCATCAATTAATGGATGGTACATCTATTGTAGTTGATGAATTAGGTGCTATCTTAGAAATTGAATCACCTAAGTCTGATGTTGTAGAAGTAGAACCTGTTGCACCTGCTGCACCTGTTCCAGCTGCACAAGACACAACTGCAATGGCAGAAGAATTAAAGGCTGAATTTGCAGAGCAAAAAAGTCAATTAGAAGCAAAAATTGCTGAATTAGAAAGCAAAGTAAAACAAGGGTTTGCACAAGTAGCTGAATTAGTAGAAGCACTTTCAAACACCCCAACTGCAGAGCCTACTCAAAAAGCAGCAAACGCATTTCAATCATACGTAAATACTAATGATAGTAAATACGAAAGATTAGAGAAATATAGAAACGCAATTTTAAACAAATAAATTAATAAACAATGGCATTTTCAGTAAGCACATTAGCGAACTATACTAAAGAGAACGAAGCATTATTGGTTACGGCTTCAGTATTAGGCGCAAAAACTGCATCTTTAATTAAGAGTGCAGGTAACGTAATGGTTGGTGTAAAGTCTGCAGAGACTATCAACATTATGGACACAGATGCATTTTTCCAAGCAGGTGGTACTTGTGGTTGGAACGCATCAGGTACAACTTCTTTCACACAAAGAACAGTAACAGTAGGTAAAGTTAAAGTACAAGAGGCTTTATGTCCTAAGACATTAGAAGCTAAGTATTTACAAAAGGCTTTACCAACAGGTTCTATGTACGATTCTATTCCTTTCGAGCAAGAGTACACAGATAAAAAGGCTTTAACTATTGCTTCTCAATTAGAGACTGCAATTTGGCAGGGAGATTCTGCTTCTGCAAATGGTAACTTAAACAAGTTTGATGGTTTAATAAAATTGATTGGTGCTGCTTCAGGAGTTGTTGATGCTAACGTATCAGGATTTGTTTCAGGTGCGCCTTTATCTTCTATTACTGCTTCAAACGTAATTTCTTTATTAGATGGTGTATATAAAGCAATTCCTGCTAAAGTAGTAGCTGCTGATGATATGACTATCTTCGTAGGTCAAGATACTTTCAGAACTTACACTATTGCATTGAAGAACGCTAATATGTTCAACTATGCATTTGATGGTAAAGCTGATTCTGAATTTGTATTGCCGGGTACTTCAATTAAAGTTGTAGCGGTTGCAGGTTTGAACGGAACTAATGATGTATTTGCTTTAAGATTAAGCAACTTATTCTTAGGTACAGACTTGTTAAACGAAGAAGAAAAGTTTGAAATCTTCTTTGCTAAAGAAGCTGATGAAGTAAGATTTGCTTGTGAATTCAAAATGGGTGTGAATATCGCATTCCCTGATGAAATCGTGAAAGTAATAATGTAAATAATTAGGGGAGTTGAAATATACTCCCCATTTTTTAAAACAATAAAATAAGAAAATATGCCGTGCGCATTAACACAAGGATATACCTTAGATTGCCGTGATTCACTAGGTGGTATTACGGAAGTTTATTTTATTGCAAGTTCAGATGTAACATCTACAACCGAAGCTAGTGGTGTAATTACTGCTTTAACAAAAGCGGTAGGTAAAAGATTCTACAAATACGAATTAACAAAAGGAACATCTATGTTTACAGAGAATGTAGCATCAAATGTTCAAAATGGTACTTTGTTTTTTACACCTGAATTAACAATAATTTTAAATAAGCTACAAGCAAATACAAGAAATGAAATCTTGTTATTAGCGCAGAACAGACTTGTAGCAGTTGCAAAAGATAATAATGGAAAGTTTTTCTACTTAGGTAAAACAAGAGCATTAGATTTGACTGCAGGAAATGCAACATCAGGAACTGCTGATGGAGACAGAAGTGGTTACACTTTGACTTTTACAGGCGCAGAACCTGCATTAGCACCTGAAGTAAATAGCGCAGTCGCTGCTGCACTTACAACTGCAGGATAAAAGTTTGTAGTTTTTCATAGTTTAGTTCCCCTGCTTAGTTTTCTAGGTGGGGGTTTTTTATGTGTCAAAAAGTAAAGTTATTGACTTACTTTATTACAACATAAGTCAAGTTTTAGCTTTACTTATTCATTTTGTAAATATTCATATAAATGCTATTTATAATTGATGATACACTTGACAAAAACAGAAACAAATACTATTGTTATGACATTAACTGAAAAGCAGTTACTGACTAACCCTAACTACCTTTTTGTGTTTACAAACAGAAGTAGCAATAATGTAATTAAATTTGTAGTTTTAAACGCATCTGACGTAAGTTTGTACAAGGACAGATACAATGAATTTAACATAGTTACAAACACTAATTTTGCTAGTGCATTAGAGGGTCAATATACCTACGAGGTTTACGAACAGGTAAGCAGTAGCAACTTAAATATAACAGGCTTAAACAAGCTAGAAACAGGGATTATGTGGCTATCAGGTTCTACCTTGTCATATACAGAATATACAACAACAGACACTTATACAATTAGACAATGATAGATTTAAGAGTATTAACATTCGCAGAAGCTAGGCAGCCTGAATTCAAAGAGAAGAAAGGTATTGATGGCGGCTACATAAAATATGGGGAAAATAACGATTACCCTGAATATATAGTTGACTTATATAACAAGTCATCAAAGCATAGTGCCATCATTAAAAGTAAGGTTCACTACATTACAGGTAATGGTTGGTCAGGTGAGGCAGATGCTCAATCCTTTATTGATAAAGCAAACAGAGTTGAATCTTTAGATGATTTAACTAGAAAGGTATCTTTAGACATTGAGATATTTGGCGGTGCTTATATGGAAGTTATTTGGGATTTAGCAGGTAATTTAGCAGAGATATGGCATTGTGATTATGTTAAGATACGCACGAATAAAGATAATACGCAGTATTGGTATAAAGAAGATTGGAAGGATAACAAAGTTAAGCCTGAAGTAGTTGCTGCATTTAATCCTAAACAACCAATAGGTAAGCAAATTCTATACATAAAAGAGTACAGACCAAACATAGGTATCTATGGATTGCCTAGTTACTTTGCTGCTCTAAACTATATTGAATCAGATATTGAAGTATCTAAACATATTTTAGGTAATGCTCAAACAGGGTTTTCTGCTAGTAAACTTATTACCTTACCAAATGGTGAGCCTAATGATGAAGAAAAAAGAAATGTAGATAATAGATTACGCAAGACTTATAGCGGTTCTATTTGGCAGCGTTCAAGTGGGGCAGTAGGTACAGTTACAAGCGTAGCGATTACCGAAAGCGGAGATAGTTTAAATATCACAGGTTCACCCATTACTACAAGCGGAACGATTAACATAGGATTCAACGGAACGAATCTTCAATATGTAAACGGAGCAGGAAACTTGACAACCTTCCCTACTTTAACAGGGTATGTGCCTTATAGTGGTGCTACTGCTAATGTAAATTTAGGAGAATATGGTTTAAGCGGTGGGTTTATAGGGTTTGATACAACTCCAACAAGTACTCCTACGGCTCAAGGCACTATGTATTGGAGTGCTGATAAAGAAAGCGTAGATGTGATAATGAATGGTGTTACAGGTAGTGTAATGCAGGATACTTTTTATAATGTTAAAAACCAAACAGGTGCTACCATAACAAAAG